CAATGCGTGGGTATCTCTATGGTCCAGTCAGCAATGCTAAGATTATTCGCGAAGTAACAGCATACACATATGCATATAATACTGGTGGCAACGAAGCGAAGAGTTTTGCATTGTCAACAGGTGATGGTGAATTTAAAATTGGCGAACTTGTATATCAAGGTAGAAATATTAATGGCGCAACAGCAACTGGATTCATCTCTTCATGGAGCAACACTTCAAATACTCTAGTTGTTTCAGATTTGTCTGGATCATTTGAAGTCGGTAAATTTATCACAGGTGCTGTATCAAATGCATCGTATAATCTATCAACATACAGATCAGCAACAGATTATCAGTTAAATAATATCACCGTCACTCCTGATCCATCATCAGCAAATGCAAATGATGCATTTGGATTTGATGTATCAATTGAAACTGCACCAAACATTACATAATTTATGAGCGAAACAGATAAAAATTTAGCAGAAATTTTAAACACTGATTATGTTCCTGCGGTAAAAGAGGAAAACAGAAGTGTTACTATTCATGAGCCAGACGGATCAGCTGTTAATCCTGACGCTAACTATTCTCGTGCTAATTATTACAACCTTATCGAAAAGGGTAACGAAGCTCTGGATGGCATTTTGGAAGTGGCTAAAGAAAGTCAGCACCCAAGAGCATATGAAGTAGCAGCAAACATGATCAAGAATCTCTCTGATGTCACAGAGAAACTTATGATTCTCCAAAAGCAGCAATTAGAACTTCAACCAAAAGAAGTTGCCCCAACAAATATTACTGTAGACAAAGCAGTATTTGTTGGCTCTACTGCTGATTTGTTAAAGAAAATAAAGAATGAATCTTCAGACTAGAATCAAAAACTATCTCGGCAATCCGCATTTAAAGAAAATTAATATGCCATTGCAACTCACGGAAGATGAAGTCCGTGAGTATGTAAAGTGTGCAGAAGATCCAATTTATTTTATTGAGCGATATGTAAAGATCATCACACTTGATAAAGGTTTTATCAACATCTCGCTGTATCCATTTCAGAAACAAGCCATTGAGGACATTAATCAAAACCGTCGTGTGATTCTAAAGGCTGGTCGTCAGCTTGGTAAAACAACGATGATTGTTGGTTATATTCTGTGGTACATTCTTTTCAATCAAGATAAATTCGTCGCAATTCTTGCCAACAAAGCACCAACTGCACGCGAAATTTTGAGTCGTATTAAAATTGCTTATGAAGCATTGCCACTCTGGATTCAACAAGGTGTTAAGACTTGGAACAAAGGCGACATCGAATTAGAGAATAACTGCCGTGTAATGGCTACGTCTACTGCCTCTAGCGCGATTCGTGGTTTCTCTATCTCGTTACTATACCTCGACGAGTTTGCATTCGTCCCGAGTAACATCGCAGAAGAATTCTTCACTTCCGTTTATCCTACGATTTCTTCTGGTACATCATCTAAGATTTTAATTTCTTCTACCCCAAATGGTATGAATCACTTTTATAAGATGTGGACCGAAGCAGTCGAAAATCAAAACGGATTCTTACATATTGAAGCCAACTGGAGACAGGTTCCAGGGCGCGATCAGAAATGGGCAGACGAGCAGCGAGCTGTTCTTGGAGAACAAAAGTATTTCCAGGAAGTTGAATGTGAATTCATGGGTTCATCGGGAACTCTTATTTCAGCCAGCGGTCTAAAGTCTCTCGCCTTTGTGACTCCTCTAAACAAAACTGAAAGTGGAATCTCAATCTATCACCAACCCGTCCCTGGAAAGAATTATATGCTCGTCGCAGATACGAGTCGTGGAAAGGGTCTGGACTATTCGGCGTTCGTGGTTTTAGACATTTCTGAGATTCCATATAAAGTCGTCGCGACTTACAAGAATAACGATATAAGCCCACTCGTTTATCCTAGTATGATTAAAAAGATTGGTGAATACTATAACAGCGCATATGCGCTCGTCGAAATTAATGATAACGGTCAACAGGTGGTTGATTCATTGTTCGAAGATTATGAATACGAAAATATCCTTTCAACTGTCGAGATTAAAAGCAAAATGGCTCTCACTTGGGGATATGGTAATAAGTCTAATCGCGGGATTCGAACCACGAAGTCTGTAAAGCGTCTTGGATGTTCGGTTCTTAAGAATCTAATCGAATCGCAACAAATGGTGATACAAGACTTTGAGATTATATCGGAACTTTCGACCTTTGTGACAAACGGAACGAGTTTTGAGGCTGCAAGCGGAAGCCATGATGACCTTGTTATGTGCCTAGTCTTATTCTCTTGGTGTACTAGTCAAAACTTCTTCTCAGAGTTGAGCGATACAAACGTTAAAAAGAAACTTCACGAACAACAAATGCAGCAAATTGAAGATGAAATGCTTCCTTTACCCATTGCAGCAATAGGTGGGGACGAGAGATCCGATTCTTTTGTACAAGACGGAGCTGTTTGGAACATCGTACAAGACAGTAAATGGGGGACCTATAAATAAAAAACCTTAAAAACCCGAATTTACTAAATAATTTCGTAGATTTTCTTAATTCTCCATTCATAGGAGCATAAACATGGCGTTTCAATTATCTCCTGGTGTTGTTACTTCTGAAATTGATTTAACAACCGTCGTTCCATCTGCAGGAACAACTACTGGCGCGTTTGCTGGTGTTTTCAACTGGGGTCCAGCTGAATTTGCAAGACAAGTTGAAAATGAAGTTCGACTCGTAGAAGTTTTCGGCAAACCAGATAACAATACAGCAGTTTCATTCTTCACTTGCGCAAACTTCCTAAACTACGGAAACGATCTTCGCGTCGTTCGCGCAGTAAACGGTGATAACACAAGAAGTGCAACAGCATCAGGAAATACAACATTCTTGATCAAGAACGAAGATCAATACTTCACAAACCACTACAGTTCAAATACAGCAAACACTGGTGCATGGGTAGCAAGATATCCAGGCGCACTTGGTAACTCACTCAAAGTCAGTGTTTGGGCAAATACAAATCAAACGCACTTTGATGCATGGGCATATAAGAATTACTTTGATGGTGCTCCAGGAACTTCTGCTTATGTTTCTGCTGTTGGTGGCGCTAATGACGAAATCCATGTTGTGGTTGTCGATGAAGATGGACTATTCTCTGGCACCGCTGGTTCAGTTCTAGAAACTTTCCCATTCTTGTCAAAAGCATCTGACGCAAAAGATAGCGTTGGCAACTCAAACTATTACAAGGATGTGCTCTGGAGAAAATCAAAATATGTTTATTGGACAGATCACCCAGATGCTGTTAACACGGCACTAACATGGGGTACAACTGCAGCAGGTAAATCATTTGCTCAATTAGTTAATGTTGCTGCTGTTCATACCACATCACTCAGTGGTGGTGCGGACGGCGTTGTATTGGCTGGTAACGTTCAAACAGGTTATAGTAAGTTTATCGATGCTGATCTAGTTGATGTGTCACTAATTATGACAGGTGGTGCAGAACCAGCAACTGCGCTTTATGCAATTAACAGCGTTGCTGAAGTTCGTAAAGACTGCGTGGTATTCGTATCACCAGCTCTTGCAAATGTAACTTCTTCAACACCAACTGATGACGTAGTAAACTATCGCAAGAATGCATTGTCAAATGTATCTTCTTCATACGCTGTAATGGACAGCGGCTGGAAGTATCAGTATGACAAGTTCAACGATGTCTATCGTTGGATTCCACTCAACGGTGACGTTGCTGGTCTTTGCGTTCGTACAGACCTTGACAGAGATCCATGGTACTCACCAGCTGGTTCTTCACGTGGTCAAATCAAGAACGTCATCAAACTTGCATACTATCCAGTGAAGGCAGACAGAGATACGCTCTACAAGAACGGCATCAACCCTGTTGTGTCATTCGCTGGTGAAGGCACTATCCTATTCGGCGACAAGACAATGCTATCAAAGCCAAGTGCATTCGATCGCATCAATGTTCGTCGCTTGTTTATCACGCTCGAAAAAGCGATCGCTCGTGCTGCCAAGGCACAACTCTTCGAATTCAATGATGAATTTACAAGATCGCAATTCGTGTCAATTGTTGAACCATTTTTGAGAACGGTGAAGGGTCGTCGTGGAATCACAGACTTCAAGGTCGTATGTAATGCGACAAACAACACGCCAGATGTAATTGATCGCAATGAGTTTGTCGGTGACATTTATGTCAAGCCAAACCGCAGCATCAACTTCATCCAGCTAAACTTTGTTGCAGTTCGTACTGGTGTATCATTTGATGAAGTCGTTGGTAGATTCTAATAAATAATATAAAGTCAGGAGAACGCAATGCCTTTCAATATTACAGACTTTAAAGGAAATTTTCCATTCGACGGCGCACGTCCAAATCTGTTTGAAGTAAATATTCCAGTATTTGATCAGAAACTTACCTTTACAGCAAAAACGGCACAATTGCCAGGTTCTACAATTGGAACGATTGAAGTTCCTTACTTTGGTAGAACAGTCAAAGTTGCAGGTAACAGAACATTCCCAGAATGGACTGTAACAGTTATTAATGATGAAGATTTTGTTGTTCGTAATCAGCTTGAGGAGTGGATGGCAAGAATCAACGGTCACGAAAGTAACCTTGCCGAATCATTCTATAGTCAATACTGTTTTGATGCTGAAGTATATCAATACGGCAAGCAAGGAAATATTCTCAAAACATATACATTTATTGATATGTTCCCTGCTGATATTTCTCCAATTGATGTAAGTTGGGACGCAAATGATGCAATTGAAGAATATGCTGTTACATTCCAGTATCAATACTGGACATCACCAGAAGTCTTCGTTGGCTAAGACTCAATGAGCAGTCTTAACGATTTTCTAAGGAAGATTAATAACATCACACGTGGTGTTAATAACATCACAAGAACAGTGTCGAATGTTAGGACAACTGTCAGATCAGCTAAAAGGCTGAGAGATGAATTACTCAAAAAGAAAAATTCATCAACGCAACTTCCTGGGTCTGTTTCTCAACCTCAACAAAAACCTCTTGGTCTCACACCAGTGAGTCGATCAACAACAGGTAGAAACACTAACAAAAGACCAGTGAGACCGCCACCAAGGTCACCATCAAGGATACCACCAAATAATCCTTGATTTTTTTATGTGTAATTGATTTTATTATAATGGAGTAAAATATGGCAGGCACAGGCATTAATTTATTTGGCTTTGAGATTGTTCGTAAAAAGCCAGAGACAGATATCCAACCGCAAATTACAGCACCAATTTCTGATGATGGTGCGGTAGAAATTTCAAGCGGTGGGTATTTTGGCACCTATCTTGACCTAGAAGCCAGTTTTAAGAGTGAAACAGATCTAATTTCTCGCTATCGTGAGATGGCTTTACAGCCTGAATTAGAATCAGCAATAGACGAAATTATCAACGAAGCGATTGTTCACGATGTGTCAGGCAAATCAATATCAATTATTCTCGATGATTTAGAACAACCTGAAGA